CAGTCCGGTGGTTGGCTCGCAGTTCGTGCCATTCCGCGGAACCTTGAACGACGTTATGAATGATCATGCGGCTTTCCCTTCGAGAGCTTTGAGCTGGTGGATTTGGTTTTTCTGCGATTCGGTCAGCGAGTAGCGGCTGGACATGGTTGCTATCAGGTGCTCGGGACTGCTGCGGCCGGCATCGATCGCGGCGCGCCAGGTGTCCAGGTTTTCCTCAAGCTTTTCTTGGGGGTAAGCAGGTTTCGCGTCCGCCGCGGCGGCGCTATCGGCGGCCTGATTGGCGGCGGGTGCCTGCTGGGTTTGCTGCGGTTGCGGGGTTACATCGCGCACCGCCGGCTCTGAATACTTGCCCTCCATTTCCTCGGCGGTTGGCTGGGCGCCAACTTCGGGGAACGCTTTACGCAGGGCCTGGGCTTCGGCGCACTTGGCCAACTGTCCGTAAGGGCGCTTTGCCCACATGGCGTTAGGAGAGCCGTCGCCTTTCTCGGCGTAGTTCTCAAGCCAATATTCTTTAGCGGTAAATTGACGAGCCTCGCCATTCACCATCTTTTCGACGCTGACGCTGCACCATTCCGGGTACTCAAAGGAGTAAGGAACCAGGTTCTTCACTCGACCTCTTTGGCCGTCGCTCCAAACTTCCTTGTTGAGCTCCAGGGTGCGAATCGGGCCATAAACAGGTTCGCTGATGCCGGCATAGGCGCCAGTTCGATCGGCGATGGTGCGGTATAGGCCGATACCAGGCATCACGACGTCACGCATTGCCTTGATGTCGTAACCGTTGCCGTCCTTCTGCCCGGTCGCGACCTTCATTGGCACGATGTGAACCGGCTTCAACATCGGGTCCAGCTGCTGAGCGCGGCAATAGTCCACAACCATGATCACGCTGGCGTCTTGAGCGCCTGGGTAGAGCGAGTTCTTCAGCGCGTTCCACGCCGATTCAGTTAGGCCGCGCTCGGCCAGCTCTTTGTTGTCCTGCTCCCACAAACTTACTTCGGTATTCATTTGCTCCACTCCGTACGCATCATTTGACTGCGGCAGACAATATCGTATGATTTGCGAAGCCGCAATCATATGATGTGCAATGATTGGAAATTTCTCGTACTTTCCCAAACGAATCGGGTTTTTTAGTTTTAGGAAATTGATTTTCTGCAGGCTGCGCCAAATCTAGGGATTTTGGGAAAGTAGGCAAAGCATGTGATTGCCGACAGGGGTATCATTTGATACATTCCACGAAATTAAAGCAGTCCAAATCGTGGAGATAGAAATGCCTACAAAGGAAATCGCCCCGCTAGAGAGCGAAAAGGGAGAAGACAACGACGCCGAGCGGATTCAGCGTAAACAGGACGCGATTGCGCAACTGCGTGCTTTTTTCGCATCGGAACAAATGGACTCCAAGCGTCGCCGGGTCGAATTTACCGAGAAGTGCGGCACGACCTGGGCTCACATGCAGCAGTGCATGCGTGGCAAGCGACTGATCGCGCCATGGCTTGCGGTCAATCTCGATCGCGAATCGGGCGGTGCGTTGGACATGACAACGCTGTGCGTTGAAGCAGCGTCGAACTACAGAATTGATTGGAACTACATACGCACGGAAATGCGTAAAAACCCAAGGGGGTAGGTTTGAAGACTCAATATTCGCGTGTAATGACCATTCTCGAAGCAGCCAGCAAGCCACTTGCACTGTTTGAGATAAGAGCCGCGATTCTTGAGCGCTTCAAGCAGATGGATTCAGAGGCCGGAATTTCGGCCAGGATTCGCAACATTCGCCACCGGCTTGAAGTCGAAGGCGCGGGCACCGTTCAAGCTGCAAAAGCTGATGGCGCCTCATGGTTTCGGTATTGCATTAAGCGCGATGCCACAGAGCAAGACAGTGATCACTCCTGCCTGATGTGATCGATTGGATAGGTTGGGGTAGCTCCCCGGCTGACAAGGCCCACCTCCAGGCATGGGGCCTTCCGATCGTTATTACCTGGGGGAAGTAGCACCGCTGCATCACTTCAAATCATGCCTGGAGAAACGCATGAACATTTCAAACAAATCGGCTTTCGAGCTGAGGGCACCCCTTTGCCAATTTTTGGCTAATGTGTGCAAACAATTCCGGTTAATTGCCGCGAAAAATTCCTACGTGTGGCGCAACACAGGCGGGATGCCATGAGCATTCGCCGCGCCCCGCGCCCCGAACAAAGTTTCTACACCCTCGACAAGTCGATCAGCGAAGACCCGCGCCTTTCCTGGGCTGCACGCGGCTTGCTCATTTTCTTGCTCGGCAAGCCCGATCATTGGGAAGTTTCGGTAGTTCACCTGATCAATCAGACCAAGGACGCCGTAGGCAAGCGCTCAAGCCGTGATGCTGTGCGGGTAATCCTCAAGGAGCTTGAAGCGGTCGGTTACCTGGTAGCGGACCAGGCACGAAATGCCACCGGCAAGTTCGCCGGTCTGGCCTACACCGTCAATGAAATCCCCGTTCCACCGCAGACGGATAATCCGTTGCCGGTTGAACCGGAGACGGATTTTCCGTCGCCGGGAAAACCGTCGCCGGAAAATCCCCCCCTAGTAAGTACTGAGTCTTTAGCAAGTACTGAAAGAGCAGCAAAGGGGTCGCCTGGCGGCTCCCAAGGTGCTGACGGCATTTCCGATCACGCTGCCACGTTTTCCTCGATCCACAGCAGCTCCTCGAACGGTACCGGGCAAAGCTTGGCCGCAACCTCGGCAGCAACAAGGGACGATTCCAATACCCAAGACAGTCTGTCCGGCAGCGTGCAGGAAGTTTTGATAGTTCCGAAAAAGATCGGCAAGAAGGCTACGAAAGGTGTGGACGTGGACATGCTGGCTATTCCTGATTGGCTTCCAGTGCAACGCCTTGAGGCGTTCATCGACAATCGCAAGGCTATGAAAAAGCCCATGACTCAGCAGGCCGCTGAGATGCTGATTAAGGCACTGGTTAAGTTAAGGGCAGACGGTCACGATCCGCTTGCCTGTTTGGATACTGCAATCATGTCAGGTTGGCAGGGCGTTTTCGCGCCTCGCTCGGGTACGACATTCAACCCGCAGAAAAAATTTGATCCACGCGCCTACGTCAACCAACAACGCAGCAGCACAGGAGGCAATTTCAATGAATTCGATGCAAACAGCTCAATCATCGACATCACGCCTTAATCAATGGACCGATAAGCGTCCAGCTGCTGCCACTTCACCAGGTGCAGAACCGCTTTCGCTGATGGACCTGCTATGGAACCGGCTCGACGGCATGTTTGTAGGCACCTGGGCGTCCAAGTTTACCAGTGCAGCGACCTTGGACAACTGGCGCGATAGCTGGGCACAGGCTTTTTGTGACGAAGGGATCACCCCGCATGAGGTCAGTATCGGATTGCGTGCGTTGCGCGGACACAAATTCCCGCCGGTAATCGGTGAATTCCTCGCTGCCTGCCGGCCACAGCTGAGCCCCGAGCAGGCCTATCACGAAGCCGTCGAGCAGATGCCGAAACGACTCAAGCCGCGCGAGGTGGACGGAATGCTGGTGGCCGGCGACACCTGGTCAGAGCCTGCGATTTACTGGGCAGCGGCTCGCATGGGTACCGAGCTGTTCCGTGTGAACTATGTGCAGCTGCGTACCAGGTGGGAGCGCGTACTTAAGATCGAGCGCACAAAACCGCGCCCGGTACCGCAGATTATGCGGGCCTTGCCCCCGCCCAGCCCCAAGCCTGCCATTGAGCCCAAGGAGCAGAAACGCATCATCGCCGAACTGCTGGCCACAGTTGGGAAACCCTCAGCAAAACCGGCCGATGGCCGCCGGACAATAGCGCTCTCCGATGAAGATATGGCGGGTCGCAAGCGCGCTATGGCGCAGCTGCTTGCGGCAAGCCAGGCCAGAGCGCAGAGCAATGAAGGGTCGAACCCCCAACACGCAGGAAAAACGCTGGCATGACCTGATTGCCAGTCACATTGGGTGCTTGCCGTGCCTTAAGGACCACAAGGCACGCAACACCCACGTTTCAATCCATCACATCGACGGCAGAACCAAACCGGACGCCCATTGGCTAGTGCTGGGGCTTTGCGCTGGCCATCACCAGCGCGGCCATGGTTTGCCTGGTCAACTGGCGATCCATGGTGACAAGCGCCCGCATGAGCGGCGTTACGGCACTGAGCGAGAGCAGCTGGCCATGGCTGCCGAGCAACTGCTGGAAATGGGTATGTCTGTCCCGCCCCGCGTGTTTGAACTGGTAGGTCTGCAAGAGGCGGCCGCAT